ACTTACTTGCCTAAGATCTAAAACAATTCTATGCTTAGCCATGGATCTACAATCATGGATAAGTACAAGGCAGACTAAACAATACAAGCCAGACTGGTATTGGGAATTAGTCTATATGTTTAAGGTTAGACGTGAAGAGCTATGCTTATCACAGTCTGACCTTGACCATGTAATGGGCAATGCCGATGGTCTTGTATCTAAGTGGGAGTGTGGAGATCGTAGTCCAGGTGCATTTAATCTTACATCATGGGCTACTGCTTTGCAGTGTAGAATAAACATAGAGGAACATGATGAAAATATTAAAACCAAAAGACCTAAAGAAGGCTAACTTAGAATCAGAGTTTAATTCTTTCTGGGAACAATACCCCCTACATACTAACAAGTGGTCAGCACAATACTACTTTGTATTAGCAATACAAGATGGTGATGCAACATCGGAGGAGATAATAGATGGAGCAAGACGATACAAAAAATTTATTAAAGAATCAAATCAGTACATACAACACGCAAGCAACTGGCTACAGTCAGGCAGATGGACAGATGAATACCCTGTTGCAGAAAGCAAGGATGCCGCTGACAAAATTCGCAACGCAATATCTGGAAGGAGTAAAGTTTCTAGCACAAATAGAGATACCATCATCTCTATCTCAGACAGAACTAAGTAATGCATTAGATAATGTTGAAGCAGATCTATTTAATGTTACTAAGTTATTAGTACCATTAGATGAAGAAGCATTTGTTGAGCTGTTGTCTAAAGTATTTTTACTTTGGCCCAAGATAATACCAGATAACGATGCTGATAATTTTATTAACTTATATTACGAAGCACTAAAAGAATACAGTTTAGTAGCTTTGGAATATGCCTGTACTAAAGTAATAACTACAGGTGACTACCCTACTATTGCTGTATTGATTAAGTACAGTAACGAAGTAGACATACCAAAACGCATACTTAAAAAATACTTAATCACTTTACATAAACAAGTATGCCAACAACTTAAGGAGTAAACAATGAACGATGAATATAAAGAAGGAGAACGACAGCTATATTACAGTACAAGAATAGGTAGCAGTGATGCTATTAGTATAGCCACCGGAAAGATAACCAACATGATGAAAGAAAAATTCTTTCTCAAAGATCCAGATGATTTGTCTGCTGTGCTACCAGTACAGTTAGGTATATTAACTGAGTCATTCCACCTGGAATGGTTACGCAAAAAACTAGCACCAACAGACGAAGTAATGACTGAACAAGTACACTTTAAAAGTTCACAAGGTAGATTAGTTAGTACAGTAGACGCTGTTTATAGTAATCATATTGTAGAAGTTAAACACACTAATGAACGTAATACATTAGACAAAGCAATGGCTTATTATTACCCACAATTACAACATCATATGATGGTATCTGGTAAAGAAGAAATAATATTCTCTTGTATATTTGGTAATGCATCACATGATTATTGTACTGTGTATAGAGACTCTGCATTTATTGAAACTTATCTTGATAGATGCAAAGATATATTAGATCTAATAGAAAATTTTCAGACTGATGATTGGTTTAAACAAGAGATGATGGATGACGAAGAGTTTAGTAGAGCGCTTCCTGTCTGGACAAAAGATAATATAAACAAGAAGTTAAAGATTGCAACAGACAAAGGTGTGATATATAATCTTGATGAGAGGAAAGACGAAGCGTTTGGTAATGAGTTTAATTACTTAAGTTACGTGTATAAAGTCGATCATCAGACTGCCAAAGAGTCTGAGGATCGGCGCAAACAAACAGCTGGAGATCTCAAAAGATTAGTACCAGATGACGCAAAGTCTGTTACTTGTAATGGTGTTGTGGTCAGCCGTAATAAAAGAAATGACCTATCAATAAGACTAAAAGGATAACACAATGGATAAACAACAAGCGTGGGAAAAGATTAAAAGTCTTTGCCCAGACATAGAACCAAACGATAAACTTGCGTGGCAGTTAAAACAAAACAAGCAATGGATATTAAGCAATCAAGCTTGCCAAAGAATTGCTGCTTACAATAAAATTATTGTAACATATAGTGAGCCTAAAGAAATACTAGGCAATATATATCTTAAAGCAACTGCAAAGAATACTGTAACAGGATTACAAATTGAATCCTTTGGTGAGACTAGCAGTAAGAATACACACAACGCATACCCTTTAGCTATGGCAGAGAAAAGAGCGCATGATAGAGTCGTTCTTAAATGTGTTGATGTATACTCTACATTCTATAGTGACGTAGAGTCAGACGATTTTAAAAACAACAATGATAACAGGAGCATAAAATGAGTTACTCAGGTACACTTGCAACAACAGAACTAATAGGAAATCTAGGGAATGATCCAGAGATTAAAGAAACAAACAACGGTAAGAAGTATGCCGTACTTTCTATAGCAACAAAGATTAAGACTGGTGCTAATGATGAAGAAACATTATGGCATAGAGTAGTAGTCTGGAATGAAAGCACAATAGATAAATATATAATTCCATATATAAAGAAAGGTGCTAAGCTATACATTAAAGGAGATCTTAAGTACTATAAGATGGACACAGATGATGGTAAAACAATTAAGATGTATAGCGTTGAGCTGTCATTTGGTGGAGAGATTATGATTCTTGACAAAAAATCTGACGCAAACACAGACACGTCTGCATCAGCACCAGCTATAGAATCAAAGAAACATGATAGTGATATACCGTTCTAAGGACTGATAACACTCCATTAAACTTATAAGGTTATCAGTCTATCATTGTGTCTTAGAAGTTATTAACCAGAGATTTCGTAACGGCGATCTCTGGTTATTTTTTTAGTGCGTACCAAAAAAAAATATAAATGTTATAAAGGAAATCTTATGTTCAAAAACAAATCACTTAACAAAATTATCAATAAAGTATTAGAAGATAACAATACTTCATGGGATGAAATCAAAAGCTCAAGACGTACCGAAGGTATAGTCAACGCTAGATTTATATCCTATTATTTATCAAGAAAATTTACTAACCTATCTTACACACAGATAGGACACAAGTTTAACAAAGATCATTCAACTATAATGCATGGTTGTAAGAAAGCAGAAGCGTTAGATAAAAATATTCTTACTTCTTATGTGGATCTTTACCATACTTATCTTGAAGATACAAAAGAAAGTCGTGACCTTCTTGAGGATTCTCAAAGAAATTCTGTTTTGACTCTGATGAAGAGTATGGATCAATCACTTGCAGTATTGATTGACCATGTTTCTGCTGAGAAAACCCTTTCTCAACAGCATACTGATCGTAATCTTTATATCCTTTTAACCGAACTAACGAAGCAACTTTCCCATTTCGTTGTTCTATTTTCTGGATTGCCCAGTTATGACGATGACCAGCAATATACAGATCAGCATCACTATTCCAAAGAGAAGCTTTCATCTGAGCATGAAGAGGATTATACTGAGAGTGACCTGGAAAATCGTGACGAGAATCTACACTAAGACTATACCCATTAGGAAAATTTAATTTAAACTTTACTTGCCAATCATTAGTAATGCTTTTTGGTTGTGACATCCATGTCATTGCATCTTTATGAAACGGTGTCCAACAGTCATGATTACCTCTGATTAGTATAAGAGGATCCATATTGTTTATAAGCCAATGTATAAGAGCGTAGGTCTGTGCCGTTGTAGTCTCTTGCTCAGGGCTACATTTCAAACTGAGACGCCCTATCCAATTATTATGAACGTCACCTATAGACGCACCTTTAATAGCTGAGTTAGATTGTATAAGTTTTATATCTTCTCTTAGTCTAGTCCAGTTACAATAGTTATCATCTATGTGTGGATCTCCCATCCATAGTATACCTATAGGCCCATCAATATTTACTTTAATATCAATCCAATCTTGAGCGTCTTTTGCTTTAGCTCTTCTTTCGTATCTATCTGTTACAGTCTGTACTAATTCTTCTATGTCCATCTCTTCATTAGGAAGATCTGGTATTTCAAAATCAGGTTGTAAGTTTTTAGCCTTATGTAATCTTTGCATATAGGTTGCGTATTTTAATCCTAAAGATTCAGCAGCTTCGTATCTGTTGTTGAAACTTTCATCAGCAGTAAGAACTTCTAACAATTCTTCTTCTGGTACAGGTGGCATAGGCATTAGTTTTTACCACACTTGCATTTGTTTAATCGTCTCATCTCTTGTATTGAATCTATACACCCCACAATGAAATGCATATACGCATCAATAGTCATAGGTTTCCAAACAGTTTTATTATTAACACATATCCTTAACTTGTCTGCATAGGGTATAACATAAACTTGTTGTTCACCTTCTATTACATCTTCTAAAAAAGTTTCTTGCTTAATCATATTAGCTCCTATTGTTTTTCTAGCTCTGTTTTAATTGTAGCTACTTCATCTTTTAACATATCAATCATCATGTCTTGACGTGCATCATCTGGTAAAGAACCCATCTCTCCTCTGGGCCATTTAATTCTAAACTCAGAGTTAAGAATAATATCTTTGTCTTGTAGTTCTAACTCATGCTCTAAAAAATTTAATCGTTCTGTTACACCAAAGTAACCATAAACAAGTATCATTGCACCACCAACTAAACTTACTAAGTTTCTTAATGGTATAGATATTACACTTGAGTCTGATACCTTCACGATTTTCTCCTCATCATAGCACGTTGACCAAACCAGAAAGAAATTATACTAGCCATAATACCGGCATCGTATTCTGTGTAGATCAAATCAATACTCTTGTGTAACTCTATACCATTTTGGTATGATTGCACAATAGCAACAGTCTTTGCACCTAAGTAACAAAATAAAAATAAATATGTAATGACTGGTCTACAGGTACTAGCAAAAGTTGTAACCCATTTAGCAGAGTGAGTAGCTAGTGTTGAATCATGCTTGTATAATCCTTCAGCTTCTTTTCCATCAGCTTCAGCATGAGCAACAGACACTTTATATTTAGCTTGAGCTTCTAATAATGCCAGTTGCTGTTTGTGTTCTTGTTTCTTTTCAAAAAATCCTAGCACACTTGGTAGAGTACTGGATGTAAAGCCCAAAACTGAGCCGAGTAATGCGATCATCAGAAAAAATTCTCCTATAAATAAGCACCAGTACAGTTAAAATTTTGTTTGAATAGTAGAAGATACAGAATTAAAACATTAACTGTATGAGCTTCTGTGTTTGTTTAAATACTACTAATCTATTTTGTCTGTAGTTTCTATCTTAATTGATATGTTTTTCCCTGTTGGTACATTTGTGCTCACATTTATGTGTGATGATGCACAACCAACAAAGGTAAACGTACAAATAAATACTACTGCTAATGATTTTTTCATTAGTTACCTCCAAAATATGTGGATAAAAAATTTGTTAGACCAGCTGATAAACCACCAGCTGCAAAAATTATTCCAAAGAGTAGTCCTCTACCTCTTGCAACCTGTGCTTCCATTACTAAAAGTCTGTCATTAAGATCTTCCACCTGGTCCGACAATCTATTTACTGCTTCAAGAAGTTTGCCCTGTTCTAATGGAGTAAGACCAGACATTATTCGTAATCTACCCAGTCATTATTTAATACCCACCCAGTATCAGGTGTGTATTTATATTTACAACCTTTCCAATCAGAAGGTAAGTCTGTAACATTTTCATAGTAATTATAATCAGATCTTTTTAATTCCATTAACTCTAATATAATTTCATTATCTAAATTTTTTATTACTACTTTATCTTCTTGAAAATCTAACT